CAACATAAATCCTGTGCCAATATGCTTTACCTGAAACGGCAAGTCTGGGCTAATCATCTCGTGACCATCCAGCTTGTTTAAATTAAAAATGCCCGTGAGAACGGACAAGTTAGGATGGTTCAGAACAGCGCCCTGACGAACCTTGTCCCAGTTAACCCCCTTCATGGGAACTGGGCCACCTATGATTCCTTTGTCAGCTTTAATCATTCTGGCAATGTCGTTTGCCACAAACTTTTGGTCAGCGTCAATGAAGATCAAGTGGCTTGCATCCTGCATCTGCATAAAGAGGTGCGCTATGGTGTTTCTGCCACGTTGCACCAGACTCTCATTGCCAAGGAATACACAGGTCAATTTGATGTTGTTAACCAAACACGCTTCCTTAAGCGCCAGCAGAGACTGAGTGTACTCAGTACACATCATCCCCCCATAACATGGTGTGCCGACAACTAGGTGCATTATGCGGCTTTCTGTTCTGGGTCAGGAGCCATTTCTAGCGCAGGAGAGTTGGTCAAAGACGAGCGGTCAAAAACAGAGAAACCACGACGAGCCGCAAAGGTAGCAGGGTCTTGTTGCCACTTATCTGCACAAGCCTCTAGCCAGCGCATAGTCATCTCGTGCGTAGGAGCGTTGCCATTGGAAATAAGCTGATTTTCCATGTTCAGGTAGGCAAAGACTTCAGCCTGCGCTTGAGCGGCGTTGATACCTAAGTCAAACAAATATATCAGGTTGCCTTCGTCAATCATGCCACTGCGTGAACGTGCGGCGTTTAAAGCCTGCTTCATACAGGTCATGATGTGATAACGAGACTCTTCCTTTTCGTAGTCTTCTTCGGTAATCTCGTTTTTGCCAACAGCTTCTAGCAACTGAGCATGTTGGTTGACCATGAAGTTCATTTTGCGCAATGCGCCATTGACATGGTTTTGCGTTCCTTCAAGGTGGCTGTTGAGTTCCAGAATCTCGATCTCAAGCAACTCACGGTCAAGCGCATCAGTTGAGGCTTCCAGATCACGTTCTTTCTTTTTCAACTCGTTTTGCTTTTTACGCAAGCTAATGTAGGCTTCTTGCAGTGCTGACTTGGTTCTGTCGATCTCGGCAAGGGTGTGCTTGATAGAACGGATTGGGGTGATAGCTGTTACATCCAGCGTCACCGACATGAATTGACTATGAGACTTGTGGAAGTTGCTGGTGTCGCGTGTGACAGCGGGCATCCTATCTTGGATGTTTTTCAACATCAAGTTGTACTCTGGTTTTGTTACGACCAGCGCAGTGTTCATGTTGCCAAGGATCAGTTCATTGCTCAAAGGGTTCTCCTGTTTGTTGGGGACTTCTACTATAAACCACCGTGGGCGTTGGAACAAGCCGCCGCATTACCAAGGTATGCACTTGCTAAATCGCCAAAGTCAGTTGCGTTGCCCGTAGTGTCAATCGTAATGTAATCAATAACATTTTGACCGTTACCGCCACCCCCAGCAAAAATACCACGAGTTTCGGAAGATGCCCCAACTAAACCAGTTCGCGCAACCGTCAAATCACCAAAATCAGAGGCATTTCCAGTGGATGCAATTGTGAAATAATCAATTACGTTTGATGACGTTTCCGTCCCGCCACCAAAAACCCCTCTTGTAGAAGAAGACAATCCAGCAGGCCATTGACGCGCAACAGTTAAGTCGCCAAAGTCAGTGGCGTTTCCAGCAGAAGCAATAGTAATGTATTGAAGAACATTGAGGGCAACGGATGTATTGCTACCGCCGCCAAACACGCCACGAGTAGTGGATGCACAGCCGCCGACAATCTGATAAACAATACTAAGCAAGTCCCCAAAATCCGTAGCATTCCCTGCTGAAGCAATGGTAACGTAGTCAATCACATTTGAGGCATTTCCAGTAATACCGCCGCCAGCCCAAACCCCACGGGTGCTGTTGGATAACGCGCCAAGAGCTTGTCTAGCTTGAGTTAAATTTCCAAAAGAAACTGCTGTTCCTTGAGTCGCATAGGTTATGTATTGGATATTGCTGGAACGAGTAGAAGAGGCATCATAGCCTCCACCCGCTAAACCACGAGTTGATGAACTACAACCAGACCATTGGTATCTTGCGCCAGTAAGATCGCCCCACATATAAGCATTACCAGTTGTTGCAATATTGATGTACTGCGAAGATGCTTGAGTAGAACTGACTGCACCGCCCATAAAAACAGCCATAGCCGCACTTGTTGGTGTGGGCTGGACAGCGGCGGCTCCTGATGAGCATCCCGCAAACCCGTATTTTGTCACTGTTAAATCACCAAAATCGGTTGCATTCCCAGTGGTCGCAATAGTCACATATTGAATGACATTAGTGTCTGGATTGCCCCCAGCAAATACTCCGCGAACATCTGAAGATGCCGCCGCAGTGCCAAATAACGCTGTTATTAAATCACCAAAATCAGAAGCGTCCCCTGTTGAAGCAATTGTGATGTAGTCAATTACATTGACTGTTCCAACAGCTAGATCAGTGCCGCCGCCAAACAAACCGCGAGTTGATGAAGAACACGCTGATAATTGTCGACGAGCAAGAGTTAAATCTCCAAAATTTGTGGCATTACCCGTTGAAGCAATGCTGATATAGTTTATTGTGTTTGTGTACACTGAACCAGTTAAAAATCCTCCACCCCACACCCCTCGTGTTGCCGAGGCGCAAGCCGCTGGAAACTCTGGAGCCTCTAAAAGATCACCAAAATCTATAGCGTTGCCAGTGGTCGCAATAGTAATGTAGTCCATCACATTTGAATAACTACCAGCAAAACCACCACCAAATACACCGCGAACATAATTTGAACAAGCGGCTAACTCTCTCCGCGCAACACTAAGATCACCAAAGCCTGTAGCGTTGCCAGCGCTTGCAATAGTCACATAGTCAATATTGTTTCGATTTGCGGCAGATGCATATCCACCGCCCCATACACCGCGCACATTTGACGAACAAGACGCTGGGTACTCTCTAGCAAGTGTCAGGTCACCAAAGTCAGTTGCATTACCAATAGAGGCAATATTAATTCGGTCTATAACATTACCATTTGACACCCCACCACCAAACAACCCAATAGGTGCAAGGTTGCCCGCAGTAGGCCAAAGACCTTGCTTGATCCAGAATGTTGCTTGATCTAGCGTCCACACACCAGTAGCCGCTCCGTCCTGATACGGCCCAGCAGGTGGTACGGCTATGGGTCTGATGATGCCTGCGTTCCAGTTAGAGATTGCCATTTTTATAGACCTCCGTGGCAGTTAGAAGTTGCGGCAGACCCTTGTACCGCATCAATCAAGTCGCCAAAATCTGTAGCATTGCCAGTAGACGCAATAGTTACATATTGAATGACATTTGAATAACTAACGTTATCTGCTCCACCAGCCGCAAACAAGGCTCGTGTTGTACTTGCTGTCCCGCACAATCTTTGTAATGGAGACGCTAAATCCCCAAAGTCAGTTGTATTGCCAGTTGTTGCAATCGTGACGTATTGAATAACATTTGAGCCACCAGTGTTGCCAGCAAATAAACCGCGAGTAGAGTTTGAGCACGCCGCGTATTCGCCTGAGCTTGCCAACATGCTACCAAAAGAAGTTGAGTTACCTGTCGTTGCTATTGTAATGTAGACAATGTTTGAAGTGTATGAAGAAGTAACAAAACCGCCGCCAAACACACCACGGGTTGAGGACGAAAATCCAGCAATCTCTGCTCTTGTGTTTGAAATATCACCAAAGTCTGTGGCGTTACCAACAGAAGCAATTGTTACATAATCTATGACGTTAGATTGACCACTGCTTTGATAACCACCCGCAAAAACTCCGCGAGTTGAAGAAGAACAAGCACCGTTGTAATAACGAGCAAGTGTTAAATCACCAAAATCAGAGGCATTACCCGTAGAAGCGGTGTCTACATAATTGATAACATTTGAAATAGTTCCGTTGTCGTACAGCGCGGCAAACAAACTTCTTGTTGTTGATCCACATCCAGCGCTAAACCAAGTTACTTGCGCTAAATCGCCAAAATCTGTTGCGTTGCCCGTAGTGCTTATATCTACATAAGAAATCACATTAATTACTGTTGAGTCAGATTTTCTGCCACCAGCAAACAATCCTAAAGGTAACGATGAAATAGGCACAGGCCATAACCCCGCGCCTTTAGCTTGGTACTGAGCAGTGAGTGTCCATACACCTGAATAACTTGGCATTATGAAAGCCCTCCGTGCCCGTTGGAACAACCAGCAAGGTCGTTTCTTGCTTGTGTTAAATCGCCAAAATCTGTGGCGTTGCCTGTTGTCCCAATTGTTACGTAACTGATAACATTAGTTCGGCTTGGCGCATCCCCGCCAGCAAACAAACCTCTTGTAGAACTTGAAGCCGCAGAGAGGCTGTCAGTATTGGCAGTCAAATCGCCAAAGTCTGTGGCGTTGCCTGTTGACGCAATTGTTATATACCCTATAACATTTATTGCGCCCGTGCCCGGCTGACCACCACCTATCAAGCCTCTTGTTGAATTTGAACAACCCGCAACACCAGCGACAGCATTCGCCAAATCACCAAAATCTGTAGCATTACCTGTGGAAGAGATGGTAATATAAGAAACAACATTTGTGTAATTACTCGAATTTCTGCCCCCTGCAAAAATTCCTCGCGTTGTGGATGCGCAAGAAGCAAGCCACTGGGTTACTTGTGTTAAGTCGCCAAAATCAGTTGAATTACCTGTTGTAGCGATAGTAATGTATTGAATAACGTTTGACGGCCCGAGTTCTCCCCCGCCAATAACCCCTCTTGTGCCGTTTGACAACCCTGCAAGGGCTTCGTTAATTGCTAATAAATCACCAAAGTCAGTCGTACTGCCAGATGTGCCTAGGGTGATGTAAGAAATTGTATTTAAACGGTCTGTTCCATTGAAACCCCCAGCAACAATCCCTCTTGTAGAAGAAGAGCAGGCGGCGGGTTTTGCCGCTAAGTAAGTTATATCGCCAAAATCTGTGGCGTTCCCCGTTGAACTTATCAACACATAGTCAATAGTATTTACCGCATTAGAACCATTATTACCGCCAAAGAAATAAGCGTACGCCCCCGGCGTCACGCTACCCGTAGACGCACTGAACGCGCTAGGGCCATATGTATTGGTAGCCCATACAGCAAACGTGTAAGCCGTACCGTTGGTCAAGCCTGTAACAGTAACAGGAGAAGACGCCGCCGAGCCAGTAAAGCTACCCGGCGTTGAGATAGCGGTGTAAGACGAAATAGCCGAACCGCCCACATTGGTAGGCGCGGTAAAAGTTACAGACGCAGTTGCATCACCCCCCGTAGCCGTCCCAATGGTCGGTGCATTAGGGTTTCTTAACGGATCATAAAAAGCTGAGATAAACCCAGCAGGAGGACGTAGTGGCATGATGCCCCCCTTTATGCGTTAATCTCTTCCCAGCTTGCGTTCACTACAAGATCACTAGCCGTGCCAGCAGTTGCACCGATGGATTGATTCTCCAGCAAGTAAAACGTGGTGGTCTTGTCGGTCACAATCAATGTAGCATCAGCAGGAACTGAGATCGTAGAAACAATCGGAAAAGCCGTACCACCCAATGCGGCGGCGCTGTACACGTTGATCGTGATGTCAGCGGCGGCTGAACCGTCTACGTTAGCAACAGTAATTGAGTTGATCTTGAAAACTTTGCCACTAGATGCGGCATTGCTTACCAAGCTGGTAGCGCTTGTCGTGCTTAACGATGTTTGCGAAGAGTTGCCATAAATGGCGGCTACGTTGACAATATTTGGATTTGCCATGATGGTTCCTTACAGACCGAAAATCAATGAAAAAGCGATGGCTTGACCTTTGGTCGCACCTGATGGGGTTGCAAAACTGAGATTACCAGCACCATCAGTTTGAATAACCTGATTAGCCGAACCGTCAGTGGTAGGGTACTTCAAGCCAGCAGGGTTGTTCATGATGCGCTTGACAGTGCCAGAGGCGTTTTCGGCATACAAAGCCATGTCGGTGTCGGCGATGTTGAAGCCGAGTTCCCCGGGCAACAAGTTAGCCGCCAACGGCACAGCCGCCCCTGTCGTCGTGCGATAAAGCTGAATAGGTGTGAAGCCTGATGCCGCCATAGTGTTACCTCAAATTCTCAAGTTTGTACAAAGTCTTCATGTGCAACGCTGTCAGCTCATCAATGATGTTCTCTAGCGCAGGCACATTCTTGGCTATCTTTTCACGATTTTCGGTTAGCCAAATTATATCGTCGTGAATCATTTTTGTCGTGTTTTCCACGCTTCCTTCAATTTCCCCAATAAGTCCAAAACTACCTTGGTAGGCTTCGACATATTTATCCAAGTTTTCAATCAGGTCGTCATAGTAGTGACCTAGCGCTTTGTGCTCTGAGTAACTGTTTGTCTTCCAGTGCCTGATGTGCGCGGCGTTACGAGCCTTAAACATTCGGTTGATGAGTTCTTCTACCATCAGAATGTGCCTCCAGAGATACCACTCGTTGCGACCACAGTCGTGAAGGTTCCAGCTAATGCGGTAGTGCCGCCAATTACCATGTTGTTGATCGTGCCTGCTGTTGCAGGGTTAACTGTCAATGTTCCTGTGCCTGTTGGAGCAATAGAAATAGTTGCGTTGGCGGGGTTCATGTTAAACGCACCATCAAGCGTCAAGTTAACACCACCACCCGCACCCCATTGCAAACAAGCCGAGCCGCTACTAGTTCTTAAAGAACCCCCGCCTGAACCGCTTGCGTCGTAATTAGAGCCACTAAATTTAGTTGAAGCTGTAATTGTTGTGCCTGTGATTGCCGCCGCTGTTGTAGCGCCAATTGTTGCGCCGTTAATTGTGCCACCAGTTATAGCAACAGAGGTTGCATCCTGTGTAGACATTGTTCCCAAACCAGTAATGTCTGTGTTTGGGATTGTTGCTGACGCTGTTAACGCTGTTGTACCAGCGCCTTTGACATAGCCTGTCAATGTGGTAGCACCCGTACCACCATTACCCACAACAAGGGTTCCAGCTAAAGAGATTGCACCAGTAGTGGCTGTGCTAGGTGTAAAACCCGTTGTGCCTGCGCTAAACGAAGACACCCCAGCCGCTGGAGCCGCCGCCCATGATGCTGTGGTTCCGTCAGAGGTCAGTAGGTAACCATTAGCGCCAATTGCTAATCTGGTAGCGCTGTTTGCACCATTTCCAAGGATTAAGTCACCAGTGGTTGTTATTGGAGAGAGCGCATTAAACGCCGCTGAAGCTGTTGTTTGTCCTGTGCCACCATTTGCAATAGCCACAGAACCAGAAGTAATCTGCGACCCAGAAATTGCAATGTTTGTATCAGCCAAAGCGGTCAATTGACCTTGAGCATTTACCGTGGCGGTCAGTGTTTTGCTTGCGCTTCCATATGCGGCGGCAGTCACCGCTGTGTTAGTGATACTAAACTGCGTACCTGTAAGGGTCAGACCAGTTCCAGCAGAGTAAATTTGCGTAGCTGAAATCTGAACAAAAGTGATTGCAGTTGTGCCAAATGTAATCACCCCAACGGTGTTGCAGACATAAGTCTCGCCTGCTCCAGTAGCACCAGAAGTAATGAAAAACGCATCGCCATTACCTAAACCATTAGGACTCTTTAGGGCATAAGTGTCAGCATCAGAAGCACGAGTCAGAACCCACGCAACTGAGCCACTACCAACTGTCGTGACAACGTAGACACCGTTCTCTGCTTGATTAGTCTGGTTGTAAACTAAAATTCGGTCAGCAACAGAAGCTACTGTTCCATCTGGTGTGAACGAAACTAAAGCGCCAGCATTAGTCAGCGTAGCGCCAACACCAGACGCGCCGTTGTTGTAAGTGGCAGTTAGGTTTCCTGAAGGAACCTCGTACTTCACTGGCGCGTGGTAAGTAATACCTGAAGACACCAAAGTGTCAACATATTGCTTAGTTGCTACTTGTAAGTTGGTTGTTGGGTCTTGAGTTACCGCAACAGAAGTCAAACCGCCTAGCGTCAGGCTAGATGCACCTAACGCAATTGCAGTAGTTCCAACAGTCACAGACGAGTTGGTCAGGCTTGCATTAGCAATGTTTGTCAGCGTGTTAGTAGCGCCTGAAATTGACTTTCCTGTCAGCGTAGAAGGAATGTCAGCGTTTACCAATGCTCTAAAAGCTGTGGGTGCGGCGGCTCCAGCGGCAGGGCCAGCGTAGACAAAATTCGCAGGCTGGTCTGAAACGATTATGGCAGAACCCCAAGATGGCGCTCCAGAACCATTAGAAACCAATACTTGTCCTGAACTTCCAACAGCAGTGACGTATAACCCATCAGCACCAGACCAGATCACAGAACCAGCCGCAGGCACTATGCTCCGCGCTGTACCGCCATTGCCCAAACCAAGAATATTGTCAACTTGGTCATCAGCAGACAGGTCAATAGCAGGGTGTTTGTGATCGCTACGGGCAATCGTGTTTGCCACACCTGCTGAGCCAGCTTGGAAACCAGCTTGATGTGCACTAGCGCTATAGCTTGCGGCTAAGGTAACATTACCACTTAGTGCTCCACCACCTGTCAAACCATCTCCAGCAATCACTTGCGTGCTTGTAGGTACATAACCTGAAATAGTGGCAGGTGTTGTAGTAGCCGCAGTTACTCGACCTGTACTATCAACAGTAAAAACTGGGATGTTTGTCGCATTACCATAAACACCAGAAGCTACGCCAGTGTCTGACAGAAGTGTTCCGTTAACGCCTTTTGGAGCTACGCTGAGCGTGACATTGCTTGTTAACTGTCCACCACCAGTCATGCCTGTGCCTGCAATGACTTGGCGGCTCGTGGGCACGCCAGCAACGCTTAACAGATCACCAACACGAATTTGGTAGTTGTTTCCCTGATAGACGATCATCATCAGGCTGTTTTCGTCAGCCACAGGAGCAACAGGTAACTGCGTGAGTCGCGTGGGGATCAGATTGCTTGGGACATCAGACATTTAAAACTCCAAATAGCCATCGCCATCTTCAGTGATGAAGAACTCGTCGCCTGCTTCTTGTATCACACCAGCAGGGCGGGTGTTGACAGGGGTGTCAGGGCGGTAGAAGGGCAATGTAATTTTATCAGGGGCGCGAGGTGCGAGGCGGTAGGGATCGTAGTCGTCGACATCTTCGGCGCAGACCATGAGACCGGGGTAGTTCGGGTCGCTCTGCAACTCTGCCATCAGGAACTTGCGAGAACAGCGTGCGCAGATCGCAATGCCATAAGTCGCTTCGCCTGTTGGGTCTAAGAAGTAGCTCATTTGGTGTAGACCCCGATCCCGGGGTTAATCTGGATCGACGACCCATCATTGTCCCCATCCCACGCTCTTTGCACGCTCATCGCCGCCTTCTGCTCCAACATCGGAACTAACGCCATGTCTACGGATGGAGTCTCTGCGGCAACCTTAGCGGCAAGCCCATCCACAATCGCTTGTAACCATCTCTGAGGCACTTCCACCTCTTGTTGTAGGTTCTCTGTGTCCATGATCTGGCGGTGTCTCCACAGCACGAGCTGGGCAAGCTCAGCGTAGTCTGCGGGGGCGGGCCAAAGGTTCACAACAGGGCGAGGGAGGTCGCGTTGATACCAAAATGTGGCAGGACGACCGGGGAACACCTTGTTGCTCTGGTTCACATACCCATCTCGGTTCAAAACACCTAGCGGAATCTCTTGTGGCAAGTTGCCAAGCGTGACTAGCGTCAGCGTCATCGGTGATGTTGAGGTGAATCTGAAGTATTGGTAAGGCAACGCACCAGAAATATCAGTCCAAACGATCTCACCAGCCGCCGCAGTCGCTGTTTGCGTGCCCACAGTCGTCCAAGACGAGCCATTTGTGCTGACTTGGAAGGTAACAGGCACAGCCGCCGCTCCCCACTTGATACCAATCGTGTCAACAGTGGTTGTGGTGGTGAAATTTACTGTGTAAGCAGTCGAAGTGATGGTCGTTGCACCAGTTAACTGCTGAATTTGACGGTAATTCAAGTTCAGCACATCAACAGTACCCAAAGGAAGGGTCACAATCTGCTGATTTTGGTACATTGGCAAGATTACATAGTCAATACACCAGCTAGGTGTACGAATGTTCGCCAATTCTGACAAAAACAAGTAGAGGGATTCGAGCGCATAGCTCTGCATTTCGCCAGAGATGGCTTGAGCAGGAAGTCTACAGCGCCTGAAAGCGTGGTCTACGACTTTCAGCGCATTAAATGTAGTGCCGCTCACATTACCAGAAAAAGCCATGCTAACCCCGCATTGTAGTCAGGATGCTTGCTGATCCAGCACGCTCT